GTAACCAGCAGTCGGGGGGGTTTCCGAGTGGTATGTCCCAACAGCCCGCTGGCTCACAACTGAATCCCGCCTTTAACAACCCGTATCAGCAGTCTCCGCAATCGGGTAAAGGCAGTGTGGGGCAGCCCCAGCCCCAGTCTCAGTGGGGGCAACAGCAGGGGCAGTTTCCCTTTCCCCAGCCACAGTCGTGGAGCCCCCCACAGCGGCAGCAAATGCCGTGGATGAATCCGCAGCAGGGGCAGCAGAGGCAGTCTCAGTGGGGGCAACAGCAGCGATATGACCGCCCCCCTTCTACGAGTATGCCCCCACTGCAACCTCCGGCGCAGTATCCGCCGCAGGGGTTTCCGCAGCAGCAACAGTCGCCGCAGGGACTGCCGCAACAGCCGCAGTTTCCGAGTGGTAAGGGCGGGATGGCGTCTGCACTCGCGCAGCTGCAGCAACAACAGCAACAGCCCCCGTCACCGCAGACACCGCGGTACCAGCAGCCCGCTCCGCTGCCACAGCAGCCACAGCAGCCACAGCAGCCACCGCAGCAGCAGCCCACACCGCAGCAGCCACCGCAGCAGCAGCCCACACCGCAGCCACCACCGCAGCAAACTGGTGGTCTTGCGTACCTTCAGCAGCAGCAGCAGAATATCGCGCAGCAGCAAGCGCAAGCCGCCACGGCATTCCAAGCCCAGCAGCAAGCGTCTCAAGCAGCAGCTGCACAGTTTAAAGCGGAGCAAGTTGCTGCACAGCAAGCCGCTGTGCAGCAGCAGCAGGCGCAGCAAGCCGCATACGACTACGAACAAAACGCTGGGGAGTACCGAGGGGGCTCGCATGATGATGACTAGGGGCACAGTGTAGTGGCTACATCCGGCACAACAATCTTTAATCCCGATCAGGTTAATCTGATTGAGGAAGCTTGTGCTATTGCCGGGTTTGAGGCGCGGACGGGCTTTGACTTTCGCTCTGCGCGTTTTGCGCTCAACACACTTTTAATGGAGTGGTCTAATCGGGGCATAAATCTCTGGACCCTGACCTCTGCTTCGGAGACGTTGGTAGCTGCAACCGCTACATACGCCCTCCCCGCTGATTGCGTTGATCTGTTTGACGTAGTTATCCGTACTGATGCTACCAATGTGGTAACGCAGCAAGATCTAAAGATCAGCCGTATATCCATGGCGCAGTACGACACGATACCCAACAAGCTGTCATCCGGTCGCCCGCTACAGTATATGGTAGACCGCCAGTTGGCCCCGACGGTGACGCTGTGGCCTGTGCCCGATGCAACGCAGACGTGGACTCTGTATTACGTTTACCTACGACGCTTGGAAGACGCCGGCAGTAATGCTGGGTTTACGCAGGACGTGCCCTTTCGCTTTTATCCTGCGCTGGTAGCTGGTCTGTCCTATTACATGTCCCTGCGCAAGCCTGAGTTAATTGAGCGAGTGCCAATGCTGAAAGCCATCTATGATGAGCAGATGATGCTTGCGATGGACGAAGACCGTGAAAAAGCTCCAGTGCGTTTTATCCCGCGGGCGTCAATGTTATGAGTACCTCTTTTGCAACAGGTAAAATCGCTGTCGCAATTTGTGATAGATGTGGGCAGCAACGCCTATTGCGGGAGCTGCGGGATCAGGTCATCGATCAGAGAAAGTCCGGATTGCTTGTTTGCGCGGAGTGTTTAGACGAAGATCACCCGCAGTATCAGCTCGGCAAAACGCCCATATTTGACCCGCAGGCGCTACGTAACCCCCGCCCGGACAAGCGCATGGATGTAACGAATAACCCAATTTTGGTAGGATTTACCGGATTCGGAGTTCCAGTATTTACCACTGCTGTAACGCCCCCTGTAGGGGGAGTAGTAGCTACAGGGGTGGCCCCCACACCACGCAGGAACTAAGGAGAATGCTATGAGTGGTCTTTCACAGGACAAGATGAAAAAGGAAGGGCGTAATTACGCTCGGTGTGCTCTACAAAAGGGCAGCCCTCAACCAACGCTGAACGAGAATAAGGGCGAGTCTGATGGCGGGGTAATTGGACGCCCCAAAAAAGGTAATCGCGCGAGCATTAAGGGAAGCAAGTAGGCGCATAGATGGCTCTGACCTACGCCCAGCTGACTACAGCGCTTCAGCAGTACACGGAAAACTATGAAACATCGTTCATAGCGAATATTCCTACGTTTATTCGTCAGGCAGAGCAGCGTATTGTCAATAATACGGAGAGCCCTCTTTTCAAGAAGAACCAGACTGGGTCCACTACAGCGAGTAATCGCTTTTTGACCTTGCCGGCGGACTTCTTAGCTCCGTTTGAGCTGATCGTAACGGACGGTAGTGGCTTGGCCCACACGCTGCTGCAGAAAGATGTGAGTTGGATACGGGAAGCCTATCCGGACTCCACCGATGAGGGGCTAGCTGATTACTACGCCCTGTTTGATCAGAACTCCATCATCCTGTCGCGTACCCCTGACACAAGCTATTCTGTTGAGTTACACTACTACGCATATCCGGATTCCTTGGTCGACGCTGGGGAAGCCGGCACGACGTGGCTGAGTACCTACTTTGATTCTGCACTTCTTTACGGGGCGCTAGTTGAAGCATATGGGTACATGAAGGGCGAGCAGGACATGATGGCGTACTACGAAAAGCAGTTTAAAGAAGCGATGGGTTTATTTAAGGTGCTCAGCGATGGCAAAGAGCGTCAAGATGCGTACCGTACGCAGCAAACTAGATTACAGGTGCCATGATGGGAATCGATGAAGGATTTACACGCGGTTATGCGCCGGTAGTGAAGGTAGAAGAGCGAATGCTCATCTCCCAAATACCTGAGCAGGAGAGGGCTATGTTTCTGGCTTTTTCTAAAGCGCAAAAAAATCGTTCTGGGGAAGAGGTTTTTGCCAAGGAGATGTATCGCAAATGGAAGTCAATGAGCTAGTGTCACGTCCTCCTGAAAAGGAGATATACAAGAAGCTGTGGGACACGCAGGATTACCGCGCTGTTGCCCCCGGGGAGCACTGCGTCTCTGAGTTTCTTATGCAAGCCCGCCCCGAGGCAGGATCTTCTGTTTTGGATCTGGGCTGCGGCACAGGGCGTGCTTCGTTGCTGCTGGCTCTCCCTCCTCCAATGGGGGCTAACCTGAATGTGACTATGGTGGATTTTGCGGATAACTGTCTCGACGCGGATATCCGTGACATGCTCGAAGCACAGAAGCATGCCCTTCGTTTCGTTGAGGCGGACCTTACGAAAGAGATTCCCATAACAACGTCCTACGGTTTTTGTACGGATGTAATGGAGCACATTCCGCCAGAAGGGGTAAATCGTGTACTGAACAACTGCCTTATGGCGTGCCAGCACATTTTTTTCCAGATCAGCACGGTAGATGATGTGTTGGGGGGCCTAGTGGGGCACCCACTGCATTTGACGGTTCGTCCGTATGAATGGTGGCTCCAGAAGTTCAATGAGAGAAAGTGCCTTGTTCATTGGTCGAAAGATTTTGGCTCTCACTGTATGTTTTACGTTTCGGCGTGGACTAGCGGTGATGCTGTTCAAGAATCTGGGAAGCTTAATATAGCTGAAGAAAAAGCACGCAGTAATGTAAGCTTCAATATTGCGCAAGACTGGAAGCAGGTTGAGCCACACGATACCAATGATTTTGAGTGTATGATACTCGGTGGCGGCCCGTCGCTGAGTCAGTTTGAGGATGATATCCGCGCCCACCGCGCGCGCGGCGTAAAGCTCATCACGCTCAACAATACATACAACTGGTGCCTCGAGCGCGGGCTAACGCCGTCTGCAACGATAATTGTCGACGCGCGGGAGCACAATGCCCGATTTTCTCACCCTGTTGTTGACGATTGCCGGTATTTGATCTGCTCGCAGTGCGACCCCACAGTGCTCGAGGGTTTGCCCAAGGACAGGACGTACCTATGGCATACCGGTGCGGAGTTACACCACGACATCCTGAATTTGGCATATGACAAGAAATGGTGGTGGGTCCCCGGTGGCAGTACAGTTTTGCTTCGTGGGATACCCCTCCTTCGCTTGCTTGGGTATCGTAAGTTTCATTTGTACGGGTGCGACTCGTGCGCTATGGACGGTGTCCACCACGCGTACGAGCAAAAAGAAAATGATGTAGACGTAATGCTCCCGACGTCCGTAAGTGTTCGCGGCGCACCGTCTGGTCGGATATTTATGACCTCTATTTGGCAAGCGTCACAAGCGCACGAGTTCCTCGACTTAGTTAAGTTGCTGGGCAATGAAATTGAGCTAGAGGTATACGGCGACGGGTTGTTAGCGTACCTGCTTAAAGTGGGTTCCGAAATTGAAGAAGTTGATTTTGTAAAGGAGAGCTAAAATGGCTGCATCTGCATGGAAAGTGTTTGGCCTCGCAAAGAGGAATTTGGG